CATTAAAGAATGCTTCTGTACCACTTTGTGTGCTGTATTTTGATTTCATTGCAAAGATAAGACCAGTTGGTCCAGTCATTGGCTGAACGCCAGCGATATCATATGCGATGAGGTTAGGCATAGCTCTACGAACTAAAGAGATAAGAACAGGGTCGAAAGTACCAATATTATTAGGAGCTGAGCCAGTGCCAATGTTATTAGCTGCTGCTGCTTCTGAAATAAAGTTACCTTGTGCCTGGGCTTGTTCTTCACGTAGTGCAATTTCTTGGTTTTCAAGAAGCCTTGCTGTGACAGCTTTTTTATATCTGTCTTGGATTTCAGGTGCGCCTGCATGTTCTAATACTGGGCTCCATTTTTCCATTAATTGTGAATCTGCGTTAAACATTATAGTTTTTCCCCTTAAGATTATTTATTAAATTTAGTTATAGCCTGAGTGTATCTAGACATAGCTTCTGAGACTTCAACAACTTCCGCTGTATCTTCTCCTGCCATGCTATTTACTTCATCAACTGATTCAGTAACTTCGCCTTTGAAATATGAATCTTTGATAGTAGATACCTTCTGTTCGAAAGTTTCTTTGTTATCAAATTCAACATCTTCCACTAACTTAGCTAATTTCTCAGCATCTGTTTCTGCAAGCCCTGAAGATGCTTCTCTTACTACGTCAGCTTTAACGTGAACGTTATTAGCTTCGTGTAGCTTGATGTTATCTTCTGTGGTTTTGTTTAGAGATTCTTCTAGTTCAGCTACTTGGTCAGATAATTCATCTAACAAGTTTTCTTTACCTTCTGGGATCTCAATGTAATGTTCCTTGAACACTGACTGTAAAGAAGCCATAAAGTCTTCAGCAATTTCAGTTCTAAGTCCTGTGCTTACTGCAACTTCATTTTCTTTCATCCAATTTTCAACAACGTAGTTCAAGTATGAATCTACTTTCTCTACTAATGAATTTTGAATTTCAGAAACCTCTTCTTCTAGGTTTTGCACGTATTCTGCTTCTAAACGCTCTACTGATTCGGCTAATTTACTTGTTAGTACTGCCTCTACAATAGCGCTTGCTTTTTCACGGAATCCATCTGAAAGCGTAGCTTCCTCTTTGATGATTGTGTCTAGATCTTCGTCAAAATCAATAGCTTCTACTTTCGCTTTAGCTTTTAATTCATTCTTTTTAGAAGGTGCTGCTGCAATAGCTTTCGCTACTGAACCATCATCTTCTGATTCGTCTAGATCTTTGTCATCAGAGATCGCTGCCATTTTCGCAAATAGTTTTTGTGCGTCTTCTTTTTTGACACCTTTAAGCATATCAACAGCTGCTTGAATAACACCAGCTTTAGTTTTAGGAGTTGCTATAGCCTTAGGAGCATCTTCTTCAAGATCACCTTCTTTTTTAGCTTTAGCTTCTTCTAATTCTTCAGAAGTTTCTTCTGAAACCTCTTCTTGTGCTTCTTCAACAACTTCCTCTTCAGCTTGAACGTCTTCGATTACTTGTGTTTCATCTAGTTGCTCTTCGCTTTCAATAGAAGCTTGCTCGTCAATTGATACGTCTTCGGCGTTTTTTACGTCTTCTGACATGTCGTTATCCTCCTCGGATTATTTATTTACAAGTTTCGAGAGGAAATTCTTAAAGGCTCTGATCTCAACTTCCGAAGAAGAAATAGACCTGGCTGTTTTTATTTCAGTCTCAATTAATTCAATGTCCTGTGCTACTAATATGCCGTTATCCCATATCCAGTCTTTACCTTCCATAATCCCGTTGACAAATGCCTCCGGGGCTGATGGATCTTGGACTATATCTACTGTTGATAACATAAAGTCACCATTCACGTAACTAGCACCATTCTTTTGCACAAGGCTTCCCATACCACGACTTGATACACCAAGCTTAACTCCACCTTCAAGTAGACCTTCAACGATCTGCCCCATAGGTGTTTTTAAAATTGATGCCTTTCCTACCACATTATTACCTTCCCATTTAAGTTCAGTAATTTTGTGAGAAACTTTATCTAGGTTGATAGTAGGACCTTCTGGGTGATTTAACTCACCAACTGCCCTACCAGTTGTCACCTGCTCTTTAACATATTTGTTAACAGCTGACTCTAGAATCTTTTTTTCATATACACGACCGTTTCGATTTTTCTTATCGGCCTGCATAAACACGCCCTCAATGACGTGTGATTTATTACCTTTTTTATCTTCGGTAATGTAATTTGTTATATTACTATCGTTATACTCTGAAATTAACTTCATGAGTTATTCTCCGTAATTATTCTTGCTCTGCATCTGTGTTAACCTTACGATCAACCATACTAGTAGCAAGTTCTATTTTTTTAGCGTCAAGAGCATCTTTTAGCTTTTGACCCATAACAGTATCAAATGCTTTACCAGCATTTACATTGTCGCCTGCTTCCACTTTCTTTATAATATCTGCGATTTCCATTATTTATCCTGTGTTATATATTTATACATAAAAAGTTCCTAGCCAAACCTTGGATCATCTGGATCCGGCATATCTAGCTCTCCACCTTTCTCTTCGTCATCGATTTGTTTTTGCATAGTTTCAATATCATCATCGTTAAAGCGTAGAATATTCTTCTGAACCCACTCTTTTGATATGAAAGTACCCATAAACTCATCTAATGAACTTAACATTTCAAATCTTTCTCTATACATTTCAGCTTCTTTTAATTCACTGAAATAGTTATCTTCGATATAATCAAACGAAATGGATTCCTTCCATTCTGCCCAATCTTCTTTTGTCATAATACCCTTTAAAAGTAATTGTGTTTTCAATAACTGTATAAAGAGATCTGAAAATCTTTTTCTTAATCGGTCAATAAACTTTTTAAACTTAACCTCATCTCTAGTAATCTCGGAAGATCTTCCTAAAGAAAATTGAGCTTCTTGTTCTAATCGATTCATAGGTACGTTAAGAGCTTTATATAATTTCTTTTGGAAATATATAATATCATCTATTTGACCTAAATTCTCGCCGCCTGGTAGCGTGGTGATCTCGGTCCCCCTCCCGCCTTCCCTACGCGGCAGGAAGAAGTCCTCGAGCATACTCATATGCTTTTTGTCGTCTTTGATATCACCAGTCTTTGCATCATATACCAATTTGTTTCTATATTGATTCATAATACCTCTTAGGTATTCTTCAGCTTTACCCTTAGGTAAGTTACCAACATCAATATAAAATATCCTACGTTCTGGGGCACGTGATATTCTGTATATGACCAACGAATCTTCCATCATTCTTAACTGATTGACTGGTTTAATAGCCTTATGTAAGTATGATAAAATTCTTTTCCTAGAACTATCTAACATTCCAGAAGTCGCATATGCTATAGCGTCTGGATTGATTTTTAGTCCTTGATTATATTTTCCTAGAGCATTGTCTTGGAATATAAAAAACTCTTTTTGAGACTTAATAAGTTTAGCTCCTGTTTTAGGATCTTCCTCTTCTTCTATCTCTTTTACTTTTCTTAATTTAGTTGGATCGATATATCTAAGTTCTTTAATACCTAACTTTTGATTCGCATCATCAACTATAATATGATATGGTAATCTACCATCTACATACCAACGTTTGAATATATCATGGGCATAACTATTAAAGTTAAGCATTTCTAATATATTATCAAACTCTCCTTTGATTAATTTTTTAATCTTATCTGAAGCTTCGACCTTATCTAAAACAATATCTACTGGAACATCATTATGATCTCCAACAATTGATTCATTAATAATATCTTCTATCGCTGCATCAGCTTCTGGTTGAGCTGCAACGTCTCGATATTTCATTATAAGATCTACTTCATTCTTTGCCTTATCGCCATCCATATCCAAATAAGCACCGAAATGACCACCACTGGTAATAACACCAGCGCCGTCTTCGTCTGTATTTGGTACAAAGGAAACTTTAGGAACTTCTTTGTCCTTTCCTTTTCTATTTATTTCGAATCCGAAAAATTCTGCCATACTATATTTCTCTCTATATCATCGGAGAGGGAAATTAATCCCTCTCTTCTAATATATTTATAAACCTATTTAGGAAGTGGTTCCAGTACTTTCCCAATACTGAACTTGTAATTCAACAGTAAACTCCTGAATTGCGTTTTCAGTTTCATATGAAACGTCAATCGCACCTATGTTAGATGGCCAAAGCCCTCTAAAGTCATAAGTTTTAGTAGTATTACCTTCTTTATCAAGTTGCTCTATAATAGCATCTGCTTGATAATCAGTTGGATTACTTAATCCTGTATTAGCATTGTGACTGTTAATACCGTTACTCCATGCTTCAAAAGCATTTCGTACCTCAAAACCAACATCATTAATAATAGTCACTGTCCATGGTTCAAAAGTTCTATCTCCAGCTATCTGAAGTTGTCTTCCTCTGAATGGTACCATGATTGGTGCTACAATTGATGCAGGGAATTGAGCAGTTTTACACATAAATGATGTAAGTTCTACATCACCATTTGCATAGCCTGGGAAGTTCATTGTAACTTTAAATAAGTTAGAACGAGCACCACCGCCTACGAGCTTAGATTTAAAATCGTCTACGCCTAATATTGCCATGATTTATTCCCCCTATGAGCCGGCGATTTCTGAGAAATCGACGCCTGTTCTTGTTGCTATGAAGTTCAGTGTAATGAAGTTAATAGATCTAGCTGGCTTGATAAATATATCAGCAACGAATCTATTTCCATCTATAACTGCGCCTGTATTGTTAGTAGTGTCACATATTACTTGGAAATCTGTAACTCCACGTCTTCCTTTAACGTCTCTTAAGAACGGTTCCACCATATTGCGGAAATTCGCTCTTGTGAACTCATCATTGAATTCAAATAATTGTGCCTTAGCTGCTGTTGAAATTGCTTTCTCTAGTGCTATGAACAATCTACGAACGTTAATCCTATCAAATGCAGAAGGTTTGCTAAGTAGAGTTTTATCTCCAAATAACATCATACCTTGTCCTGGGAAAGAAACCAATGGATTTACTCTTCCTTTGTACAATGTATCTCTATCTGCTTTGTTAGGATTGTATGCTAATTTAGTTACTCCTAATAGCTGTCCACGGTTTACACCAGCTGGTGAGAACCATGCATCTGCTACGTTTGAAGCATTAGCACATAAACCTGCTACGTGTCCTGCTGCACCAATATATCTATATACGTCGTTATATTTGTCGTATACGTATAATGCTGAACTATCGCAAGATGCGTATGATGAAGAAGTTAGTCCGTTTGCAAACGCCATAACGTCTGTTGCTGGAGCTGAACTTCCTACTGTGTCCTCTATCGGTGGAGATACAAAAGCCATACAATCTTTTCTTGCTGTTGCAATAGAGATTAAGTCTTCTGCGATTGTCTCTGCGCCGTTAGCATCTGGACATGCAAACAATAAGTTAACATCAACTGTTTCAGCGTCTTCGAATAAGTCGTAACCTATTGCGATTTCGCCTGCTGTTGGTGCATTATCGTCTGATCCACCAGCTAATGAAGCTTCCATTGCTGATGTGTGTACTGTAAACGAACCCCCTGCTACACCTGAAATAAGTGAGCCTGCTTCTCCTAAGTTAGAGTTATGATCTGTCCACCAAATATACTTAGAGTTATTATTAATAACGTCTTTGTAATAGTTAGTAGTACCGTCACTCTTCTTAGCATCAGAACCTTGGGAAACGTATGCGAAAGTTTCTAACACTGTACCTGCAGTACCTGTTAGTAAACCATCTTCATCAATAACTGCTACGTGTAATTCGTCGTTTGCGCCCGATTTACCAATTGAGATTGCATAGTCAGATGTTCCTGGTGCTGAATCAAAAGATCCTGCATAGGTCCAAGCTGAAAAGTTTGATATACCTTGCGATATAACAGAAACCTTTAAGCTGTTTCCTAGAACTCCTGGATATTTAGCAACCCAATCTCCCTTTGATAGGGAGCCGTTAGCATAGTTATTATCATAATCTTCTTTATTCTTAATCAGTTGTCCGGAACCATCACCAGTAGCATTGTCATGCCCTGATAATACCCTAACAACCTTCAGCGCGTTGCCATACTTTAAGAATGCCGCGGCTGTAAGAAAATACTTAGCTGTACTGTCATCTGGCGTACCGAAATGTTCAGCTAGTTCTGATTCAGAACCTACTGTTTTAATTTCAGCAACCGGACCCCAGTTAAATGATCCTGCAAATCCGCCAATACTGGTAGATACTGCTGGAATCACGCTAGTTGCGTCGATCTCTTTGACCTCAACGCCTGGTGATACTTGAAATGCCATCGCTTTATCCTCTTTTTGAGTTAGTTAATATGTCTCATAATACGGTTATATTCAATATGTTTATTTATACT